AAAACGTTCTTAGCTTCAGACATAGTCATAATAGAATTACCTTCACGGATCACCAAGTTAGGATTGATGCCTGAATAGTTTTTCAATAAGTTCATAGTAAAAGTGGATAATTCCATATTAGCTTCCTTTTAATTTACTAAAGTTTTTCTCTTTGTGAAACTCCAATTTATTTTGGAATTTACCATCGAGAATATCACCTTTGTGACTGATCACAAATACATTGGTATCATCACCAAGTGTGTAGATAATCTTCATTAGATTGTCAACACCTTCATAGTCAAGCGATGAATCAAAAGTTTCATCCAATACCAACAGATTAGTTGATACTGAGTTTTTCATCTTAGCAATTTGACGCCAAGTAAAGAGAAGTGCCAAATCAATACGTTGCTTTTCACCTTCAGAAAACGATGCATAAGAGAATGAATCTCTATGTCGTGAACGAATTGTTTCGGAAAAGGCTTCGTCTAGATTGAACGAGACAAAGAAGTCAAGCACTTGTAGATATTGATTGACAAACTTATTTATAACAGGCAAATACTGTTTTATAATTTTTGTTTTAATACCTGTATCTTTTAACATCTCAAGCATTACTGTATTGTATGATATTGACTCATTGTTCTCTAATCTAGATTCAAATATATCATTCAATTGTGACTTAAGTATTTCGAGATCAGAATAAGATTTAGCTACATCACCATCATTGCCGCGTATTTTTGATATGGCATCGGAGAGATTTCGTAATTGTCCTTGCAGCCGTACGATTTCACGATTGTTACTAGATATAAGTGAGGTTTTTGTTCGTATCTCATCTGAGGTATCGTTGAGCCGTTCAAGAGTCTCTTCCACAAGAGCCGACTTGTTAGCGACATCGTCCAAAGCTTTCTGTATCTCTGCTGCTTTAGCTTTGGCGGTGGACAATTTCTCCGATCGTAAGTCTGCACTAATATCTTGGGAACATGAGGGGCATGTATCATTTTCCTCATAAAACTTCGAGTCTTTGACGAGGGTCTTGATTTTTTGATTGAACTCAGCCGAGTAGTGTAAGAGAGTTTGTTTTTTGTTGTGGTTTTCTTTGATGCTTTCTTCAAGGCCAGCCGAAAGTTGCTCGATCTCATCTGAAATGGTTGCATTCTCTTGCTGTAGCTGTAAGATCGAGTCTTCGCTAATGAAGATTTCGTATTCTTTTTCATCGATCTGGTCATTACTTAAAGCCTCTACTTCACGAATATACTTTTTCTGCAGATCAATCTTCTCTTTGGTCAGCTCATAGTTATATTCAAGCTGATTGCCCTTATCCTTCAATAGGCTATTTTTCTCTTTCAGAAGTTGATTCATTTTAGAAAAGACATTAATGTCCAGAAGATCCTCGATAACATCACGCCGATGTTGAGCCGGAAGCTGCATGAAGGGAATGAAGGAGGAGGAGCCCAGCACTACAATCTGATGGAAGCTTTTATGATTAAGCTTCAAGATGTTTTGCTCGAGGATCTTCTGGTACTCTTTGGAATGAGAGGACTGATTGATCATAGTCCCGTCTTTCCATATCTCGAATACGTTAGGTTTAATACCACGTACTACTTTTAGTTCTGAACCAGCTACTGTAAACTCTACTTCAACAACACAAGATTTATTGTTAATAGAATTGACAAGCTGAGGTTTAGAAATATTACGATGGGCTTTACCAAAGAGTGCGAAAGCCAAAGCGTCAAGCATAGTAGATTTGCCTGCGCCATTATGACCAACTACGAGTGTAGTTTTGTGTGAACTGAAATCAACTTCGGTAAATGAATTACCAGTAGACAGAAAGTTTTTCCAGCGTAGTTTTTCAAATTTAATCATGCAATCTCAAGCGTCTGAGCCTCGATCATAAGGTCGTGCATTTGGTTCTTAATACGGTCTTTGTCTAAATCAGTATCAACACCATCGACATATGTATTCAAAAGCGTAGACGTATCCTCCAATGATATCCCATCGTCTTCAACATTTGAGCCAATAAATTCGCTGAAGTTCTCAGCAATCTTTAACTCGTGTATTTTCTTATTCTGTATTCTATCAACAAAACGATCAAATGTAAACTGGTCTTTTCGATTAATTACAACAATTTTTACAAATTTATTTTCTACTTGACTAACATCATAATCCATATAGTCAGTAGTACTATCATCATAACGAATACGATGAAAGAGACTGTGAGGATTTCTGATCGCTTCGAGCTGTCGAGTTTCTGTGTCTAATACGTGGAAATACTTTGAATCATGCGCATCATTCCAGAAAAATTCCATCTGACTACCAAGATAATGAATATTCTCTTGAGTTGATTTAGTATGGAAGTGGCCAGATAGAACCATTTCGAATCGATCGAAGATTGACTTATCCATGCCATGATGGTTCTCAATACCTTTGGCCATCTCAAAACCTGAGATCTCAAAATGCCCACCAACAATTGGTGCATCGCATTGTTTTAGGAATTTAAGTGTTTCTTCCTCATTCTCTGGGCAAATCCATGGAATCAAAGCCATCTTCATACCGTCATATTCCATTACTGTTGGCTTATGTACGATATGCACTTCATTCATATAGTGACCAAGTAACTCTTTAAGTGAATTCAGTTCATTAGTATTTTTGTAGTAAGTGTCATGATTACCACAAATAATATCCATCGTTATCCCGTGTTCTCTGAGCGGTTTAAGGAAATGATGACGGTTACGGTTAAGAGCGCGGAAGTTAATAAATTTCCGGTTATCATAGTAGTCACCAAGGTGAACGATATGCCGAATATCATGTTCCACCATATAAGGAAAGAATACATCAGAATAAAATTTCTCTGCATTATCGAGAAATATGTCGCTGCTATTGCGAATACCACAATGAGTGTCATTTAAAATCGCTATCTTCATTACATTAAATTCAAAATAATTGTTCTACGTGTTGTTGTTTGGCAGTGTGTATCAAACGAATGCCATGAACTGTCAGACCGAATAAAGCCACCACCACCATTAGGAATCCAAGGCATAGTCTCAACATAAGGACCGTCTCTTGTTTCATGCAGTCGAGTGCCATTACCAAATTCAGATAAGTGAAGTACAAACACAATGTACTTACCTTCAATATCCGTATGCGTACAGAATCCCCAACCAGGTTGAATCGAATCCATTTCAATATTCAATCTACGTGTAGAGTGATCTTCATTTGGCCTGACAGTATTTGCTAGTTCAAGCATCCGTGGTTCTATTATACCACGTATTTCGTCAGAAATAAACTCATTTCTTAAATTATTTCTACCTGTTTCAGGAACAGCTACATTATCAATGTGATATTGCATTACTGTGTCAAATTCATCAGGTTCTAGAAAATCATTAACTGTATAATATCTAAAAGGTGTATCGTGCCAATTAATCTTCATCCATGAACCTCTGCAAATCTGAATCTACTTTATATGTCTTTTTACGACGTGCTTTATCTTCTTTCATATAGATGCTAAACTCAGTATCTTTCTCTTTAACCTTATCGATACGATCTTTAAGCTGATCAATAAACGAGTTCATAACATTCGCAGCAGCTTTATCATTGATATCGCCGTATACGTATTCTTCTATACCACTCTCAGATAGGTACTTGAGTTTGATGTCTTGTTGTTTCTTTTCTTTCGCAATACGGCGTAGAAAAGCATACCACGAGATTTGAGTGAAATATGCAAAAGCATTTGGATTTCCTGACCTTGTTGCTGCTTCGATGTTATAATTCTCAATTGCCTTTAGACAGTTTTCAACTGCATCCATTACCATCTCTTCACGATACGTATATCGAATAAAATTAGATTTATGTGACAATCCTTCAGCAATCTTTAGAAAACATGAAGCAATATAATCAGGGATTTTGGGCAAAGGATCATCTGTCTCTTTGCACTCTTTTACAATTTTACAGTATTCAACTACTGCTGCAGAGAATTCTTTGTTATTTACGTAATGTATGCTTTTCTTTTTGGCCATAATATAATCCTTGTTCACATATATTCTACTCTGTATTGAAACAGATGTACATATGAAAAAATATTAAAATGATGCGTTTTATGGGTTTACAAACCCGGAAATGTTGGTATAATAAATCTACAGATTTTATTGGTGGGAGTAGATACTAGTGCAGTTTATTCTTATCTTCGAATAAGCGTACTACATTTGTTCCATCAGAATCATCTTCAACGGCGAGCTCGCCCAACATTTGCTTTACTCGTTCTAACCGTTTTTCAATAAGCCCTTCTACATCACCAGGTTTTTCTTCTTCTTGAGTGCGAAGCGTTTTATACTGATCAATCATCCAATGCGATGGAAGTGCTGATACACAAACATGTGCTGAGTTAATTGTTTGATACATCCCGTCGTCAAGTTGAAATGACATATAAGGTTTTAATGCATAGTAACGAGTTTGTTCTGCTGCATTATCAAATGTTTCAATCTTATATATCTTCTGTACAACGAGCTCAATATTCTCATCGTCATCCCATTCGATAACTTCACAAACGATCTCATCGCCTGTTACAAGCTTAAACTGTCGTACTCTATCAATTTTCATATATCAACCTTTATCACTTTAAAATTGAATTGCTCTTTCTTATATATTCTTACCCTTTCGGCAGAATGTAAGAGAGTATAGTTCTGCTGTGATTTCCAATGCAAGTCATCTGCGATGTCATAGAGTTTAGTTGTCCTACCGTCGTCAGACTTTCTTAGTCCTCGTCCGATTGATTGTAAGACTTTAATTTGTGACTTAGAAGGTGAAGCAAATATAATGTTATGTAAGTTCCGAATATTAATGCCGGTAGAAAAAGTCCCAAGGCTGGCAACGATAATTGCATTCTTTTGCCCTTCTACGATCTTACGTATTGCTTCACGATCTGATGTGGCTACTTCACCACTCACAAAAAACACTTTGCGTTTTTCATCTACTTTACTATTTATCAATTCAAATAAGGGCTTTCCATGAGCTTCCACACGGTTGAATAAGATGAGAGTATTGCCATCAGAGTCAATAGCCAAATTGGAAATAAGACGATTACGAGCTTCATGTCCGATAATAAAGTCGATTTCTTCTTGGTATGTTTTTTTGCCAAAGTTCTTCCTTACTTCTTCTGAATGGTTTAATAGTAATACTTTGATATCGAGAGGTGCTAATGTGTCATTGTCTTGTAACTTCTTTGTAGTCGTTACTTTATGAACTGGACCAAACAAACCTTCTAGCACCAGTCTATGTGTCTGTGTTCCATCAAGCGTACCAGTCAAACCGAATCTATATTTTGCTTCAGTTGATTTATTCATAATAGATGATAATGACTTTGACTTAAAGCCGTGACACTCGTCACCAATTACCATACCAAATTGTTCAAACCATTTCTTCGGTAGTTTATAGATCGATTGCCATGTAGATACGATAATACGTTTATCAGTTGCTTTGTCTTTACCAGAATAAATTTTATGCACAGCATTATCGACATGCATACCATAATCTTTAAAGTCATTATACATTTGTTCTACTAGTGATGTCGTAGGAACAATCACAAGAATCTTTTTATCAGCATTAATCATAGACATATAATATGTCATAAGTAAATATATAATAAATGATTTCCCAGAACCAGTAGGAGATAACAAAATTGCTCGAGACTCTTTTAACGCTTGGACTACAGCTTGGTATTGGTAATCTCGTGGAGGAAACGGTAGATTCGATGCAGCTAGAAAACCGTCAAATTCAGGCACAGCTTGTTCCTGAATCGGTGTACCATAAGGACTATCCTCAAGACCAACAGTATAATTTCTCTCACGAGCAAACTTTAACAAATATGTGTACAGACCCGCATTTAGCTCACCTGTCAGACTGTTAAACAGACGAATCTTACCGTCCCAAACTTTATTTCTGTAAGCTGGCATAAATTTATAGCCAGGCACATAAAAAGAAAAATAGTCAGATAGTTCTTGTGCGATACCTCTATCGCAATCAATATCCATCATACTATAGTTTTTTAATCTTACAGAAATCTGCTCCACTTATCCACCTGCTTCAAACTGTTTCCATCTTATAATATTGCCAATGGTCTGATGGCGCCATTTCAAAGAATCAACAATTTCTGTTAATGTTTCAATAATCGTTTTAAAGTATTGTATTTTCTCTTCTGATCTCTGAATATCAGGATCAGAATCATAATAATAATCCATTTCACCCTTCAAGATTTTAAGCCCATCGAATGGATCAGGTTCCCAACCTTTTGCTTCGATAGTATCTTGATCCATCTTACCATTATAATATAGCCATTTATCTTTAAGCAATATTTTCTGAGATGCTTCTGCTCGTTTAAGCAATAACTTTGCATGGCTTAATTGCTGCAAATATTTAGCATGGAGTAATGGAGTATTTCGTGATGTTTCGTCTAAACTAATTTTGTCAATTGTACAATCTTTAGACCACTGGTCTAGAATATTTTGTAAGTCCATAATATAATCCTAAAGTTAGGTTAGTTCAAAGTACGAGTAACGGAATGTCGCTGCATATGTTATATATTGATCTGGTCCAGACAGTGCTTCTAACTGAATAGAACCCAATCCTGTAGGAACACAGTCTATATATTTAATTGTTCTGACTGT